ATGAATTTTGAATATATTGAATCTATTATGAATAAAATGATTTCTGAAGTCGTGGGGATGGGACAGTCTATTCCTTTGATTCTTGCGGATCAAACGGTTTTACCGTCTTCTTGTCCTTATGGAACGTATAAGGTTATCCAATTAGTTCAAGATCCCATCTCAAACGCTTCCAGAAGTATCCAGAAGTTGGATCCTACAAATTTTAAAGAGATCATTCGAATCAATCAAAGCGTTTTGATCAATATAACTTTTTTACACGATAGTTCCATTGCAGTTTGTTGGGAACTTTCAGAAAAGTCAATGGATTGGTTCGATTCAAAAGAAGGAACAATTGAATGTGATAAATTCGGGATCACGCCGGTTTTGATTTCACCTAACATTCAGGACAAAACTGTTTTAACAGAAAGTGGAATCTATATATATAAGGTTAGCTTTGATGTACTACTTAAATTAAGAAAATATAATGAACAACCGGGCGAATCGACCGCTAGCGCACCAACGGTTGAATATCAGGAGGAAGCATGAGCGCACAAACAGTCTCTAAAATAGAACCGATCAGTATTAATCTATTTCTTAGGAATACTCCGGTTTCTCAAATGGGATTCGGATTACCTTTGATTTTAGGAGTTAAAGAGCCGACCTATTCTTTACAAGTTTCCGGAAATTCCGGCGGACTTATTTGGAAGTCTACACATACTGGAATTGTATTTATACAAATTAAATACGTGGTTTCAGGAAACAACACTAGTCTTAGTGTCGTCCGTACTGGAACCGGTACAGAAAACGATCCTTATATAATTTCGGTTAACGTTTCTACGGATGCAAACGGAGTGGCTACGTCTACCGCGCATCAAATCAAATTAGCGGCTGAGTCAATTTCAAATATCGCGGGAGCAACTAAGATTGTAGATGTAATCGAAGTGGCAAATTCTGGCAGCGGAATTGTTTCCGCGTTTGCACAAACCGCTTTGGGTTACGAAAGATATATGGAAATTTCTTCATCGGATGATCTTTTGGAATTAGGTTTTATTTCTTCCGATAAAGAATACATTCAAGCCGCGCAGATGTTCAGGCAAACCCCTAGACCAAAACGGGTCGCAGTATTTCTGCTTACTTCCTGGTCGGCTGCTTCGACCGAAATTTCAGCTCTTAGAAATTCTGGTAAAGACTCTTGGTTTAAAACTATAGCAACTACTCACGATAAGGAAACCATACACGCGTTAGGTGATTATCTCGCTTCTATCGAAAAAATGTTTTTTGCGTGTTCTGACGATTTAAGCGTTTTAACTGGAAGAAATTCTATCTGGGAGTACATCACTCTTCATAAAACTCCAAATTCTTTTCCGGAAGCCGCTTGGGTAGGAAATTCTGCTCCTCGCAGAGTCGGTTCGTATAACTACGCTTATTTGCCTTTGGATGGAGTGGAAAATTCGGGTTATGCGAATTCACAGGTAAGTTCCGTATTTGCGGAAAATGGAAATTTGATCGTAGATTTCGGAGGAAAACAAGTTCCTTATCCAGGAATTTCCACTGGGAACGTCTACGCCGATGTAGTCGAAAATCGCTCTTGGCTCAAAGCTCGTCTGAAAGAAAACATCTCAAGTCTTTTTCTGAACTCGGATGTTGTACCTTATACAATTCAAGGAATTCAGATGATTGAAGCGAAGATGCGTGAAGTTTTTGTTCAAGCTGGAATTCAAGGTATCATCGCGCCGGTGGAAACGGATACGGATAAAACACGTTCTGATCTTGGCGATTATCAATATAAAATCAATCTACCAGATACGATAGACGAAATTTCGACAAATGATCGGAACAACCGTGTTCTTCCTAACGTCACTTTTTCGTGCCGTTTAAGAGGAGCAATCAACGAAGTCGACATAGACGGGGAATTAACCTAAGGAGTAATCAGGAATGAACGGTATTTGGGATCCAAAAAAATTAAACGTTAACTGCAACGGAAGAGACGTGTCGGGTATGAGTCAATCGGACGGTTTTTTTAAAATCGAACCAGTAACTAAGGAATACATACTTTCTCAAGTAGGCATCAAAGGAGATTGGAACATCTCTGAAATATATGATGGAAGGGTAAAATTGTCTATTGCTCTCATGGGAGATTCTCCTGAAAACGAGTTTTTTTTCGCAATGGGTGAAGAACGTCTTCCTTGTGTATTTACGATTAAAGATAAAAGCGACGGCGGAATGCTCGGTTTTTCCGCACAGGGAAGAGTTTGGGAAAGGCCAAACATAGAAAAAGGCAAGGAATATAAGGACAAAACTTGGGTGTTCCTTCTCCCTGACTATAAAGGAGTTTTGACGGCATGAATGCAGAAAGTATCGGAAATATTTCGAATATTCAGAAAATAGAATATTCTAAGTTAAAGAAGAAACCGGAAGGTGAGACCCCATCCGAACCCATTTTGGAAACAGTAGACGATGACGCCAAAGTCGCTCAGATTCTTTTTGTGGATGGTAAAAGATATAAACTTCAACATCCGGGCAACAGAAAGGCACTTCGTTGGAGACAAGAATCTATTTCTCTTACTGAAGGATTGAATCAGGACAAACTTCTGGATAAATTTTTTAAGTTTTGTGTAAAACCTGTAGAACATACCTTTGAGCCTACGTTAGACGTAGTTGAACCAAATCACGTGGAGGTGTGGCTGTATATAGCCAACCGATTTCTTAAGTGGGAGTTGGAATAAAAGGTTTTCGGACTTTGGAGAAAATCCTTCTACCGAAGAATGGATGAAGTGGATTGATGAAGAAGTGGATCGAGAACTTTTTTTTTGGAAACCTTTTATCTTAGGTGCGGCGCATTTTACAACTAAAGAACTCGAAAATGCGTCCACCGTTCTTTATATGAAAATGATGGAAGTGGTAGATAGAAGAAAAAAAAGAGAAGCCGAAGAAAAGTCGGAAGAACTGAAGTTTTTGGCCAGGTTGATTCAAGGTTCTAGTTTTTAATAGTTTCTTAATATTTTAAATAATTAATATATAAATAAAATAAGATTGGATGATAAAAATATGGCAGAACGAGAAGTAAATATTATTATTAAAATAGATGTGGATTCGAAAGACGCTTTTTCTGAAATTGAAAAGGATCTGAAAAAGCTAAAATCACAGATCGTAGACTTTTCAGATGCTACAAGTCTTACTTCTCAAAGAGGGATTAAGTCTTGGAAGGATTTGACAGATTCAGTTCGAAATTTTGTAAAAGGAGAATCCGGCTTATCCATTTTTGCGAGTCGTTTAAAAACGACTGAATCTAATCTTACCAGTTTGTATTCTAATTTAAAAGGAAATGTAAAGTTAGAAAATGAATTTTTTGGACTTGCAAGGTCTGCGGGTTTTAGCGAAAGGCAAATTGCGAAACTAGATTTTCAACTCAATGCCAGCGCTAGGACTACGACCTTGCTTTCTTCCGTGTTCAAAGGTTTTGCCCAGATAGGTTCTTACGCTTTTAATTCTATCATTGTCCCTTCTTTGAAAGTAGGAATTGCATTAGAAAAACAGATTGGAGTTTTGAAAAATCTTTCTGGAAACGAATATCCAAAATTACAAGACGCGATCAATAATACGATACAAATTTCTAAAGGCCTAACCACACAAAAAGAACTTACCGAAGCCGCAAACGAAGCGATCAAAACTGGAGCTTCGGTTGAATTTATTTCTAAAAATCTTTCCGGGCTTCAAAAAGTCTCCAGACTTACGAATCAAGATTTAATATCTTCTATGAAAGGGGCTTATAAAGCAATTGAAGACGGTTCCGAAGAATTTTTAAAAAGTAACGGGGCTTTGTTTTCTAGTTATTCTGCCGAGTTTAAACAGATAAATGAATCCGGTATGTCTGCGATTGATAAACGGTTGGCAAGGGAAAAATTAATCTCTGCGGCTTTAAATGAAAATAGTATATTACAAAATAATTATGGATCCCACGTTAAAAACGCTTCCGTAATTTTAGAAAGGTTTGATAAAACTATAGAAAGATTAAAGGAAAGTTTTGGACTTCTACTCGCAAAAGCCCTAACTCCTTCTTTGAATGTGATCGGAGACTTGATCGATTACTTTACGATCGGCGGGAAAAGTTCGGAATATATGGAAGACGTATTGGTTATCTTTGGAAGTATTTTGGTAGGTGTTCTGGGTGCAATTGCGGCTCAGATGATCGTTACGTCCGGAATTACTTTTGGAGCTATGATTCCTTCTTTATTGAGTATGGCGGCGGCCGGTTTTATAGCGATTGCTCCTTGGATTGTATGGATCGCCATTGGAGTTGCGTTAGGCGCTATGTTTGCAATCATCATTTTAGTTATTAAGGATTTATATAAATGGTTTACCGGAAGTGAATCTGCGATCGGTAAATTTTTAGGACCTTTTGCGAATATTAAGAAAATGTTTAGGGATTTAATTGACTGGTTTAAATCCCTTCCGGGAAAAATTTTAAGTTCTCTTGGTGAACTTGGATCGAATATTCAGAAAAAATTAGGTGGAATTTTTCCATTACAATTATTGAAAGTTCTAGGGATTACTTCCAGTCAGTCTAGTGACGTAAAGAAAGTAGATGATGCTCTTATTACAAAACAAGGACAGATTGTACAATTTCATCCAGACGACAATTTGGTAGCCGTAAAAGACTTAGGGGTGTTAGGCGGATCTAAGTCAAAAAGTGGAGGTAATTCGATCAACATCAACATCGCTAATGTAGTGTTAGGTTCTGCTTCTACAAAAGAAGAGGCGAACGTGTTTGCATCTTATTTGGAAAAGGAATTGGAAAAAATTGCTACTAAAATCGGGCTCGGAGCGGGTATTTCACCGGAGGCGGTTTTATGAAAATTTTAAATGGTAGGGATAGGGTCGCGCTTACGGACGGAGACGAAGAGGTGGAATTGAATGTCTCTTTGGGTATTCAACACTCTTATCCGGTTGAGATTACTCGTCATACTGTAGAAAAGGAAAAAGGAATGACCTCGATTACAGATCACGTGATTCCCGGTCAAAGAGAAATTTCGCTTAACGTTTTGATTTCGTCTTCTACGGATTTGTTGGCTTTAAGCGAAAAAAACGTTGATGATAAACTAGAGACTTTGGTCCGTTGGCAGTCCCAAGGGACATTAGTCACTTTGCTTGGATATTCTACTGGAGGAATTATTTCTAAAATTCTTTCTATGTTACCGTCTTTGTTCCGTTTTGTGGAGCCCGATGATCCTGATAAAAGATATTTAGGACGTTCTACGGATGAAATTCCAAATCTTCTGATCGGTGATATGAATATCCAAGAAGCCAAGGAAACAGGTAACGACGTATCTTTGAGTTTATCTTTATTTCCTGTGGTGATCGCAGAGGCAAAGGCGAGACAATTGAATACGGTTAAATCTGCGGGTAAAAGAACGACACAAATTCAAACAAAATCTGGAGCCCCGGTCAAAAAGATAAATTAGCGAGGATTTATATTATTATGAAAGAATTTAAATATCTACCAATTGATCAGAATATATTCCCGATTCGTTATACGTTTATGATCGAGGAAACGGAATATGAATTTGAATTCTCGCATAACATAGAAGGAGATTTTATTACTGTGTTGATTAGAGATCAGGACGGGAAAGATCTTTTCGCCTCTAAATTGTTATACGGTGTTCCGTTAAATCATATGATCGTGGACGGTTTTAATAGTTCTATTCTTTTAACTCCTTTTGATTTAGACGATCTTTACAAGGATGAATTTGAAAACATTCCTGTGAATTTGGAAACTTTCGGTTCCAGAGTAAGATTGTATTTAGGAGAAAAACAATGATCGGTAATCCTAAACTTTTTGGACGTACAGTTTCTTTGGAGATTCTTCCAGCGACTGGAGCTGCAAAAGAGTTTAGTTATCCTCCTTTTAACTTCGAATTTGAAACCGAGTTAGACGGACTCAATATAACTCAGGTTACGATGTATAACGTAAACGAAGAAACGTTGAGTCTTGTAAGCGCTCAGATAAAAGAAAAAAAATTCCAATATCCTTCTGCGTTGTTAAATGCAGGTTACAAAGACGAAAACGGGCTCGTTGTTTCCGGAGAAATTATTCATCCTAAGTGGAAACAAGAAGGAACCAATAAAAAGTTGGAATTCCAGATCAGCGGAAGCGCTGGCGCTTGGACGAGAGCGTATATTATGAAAACGTACACAAATCTTCCTGCAAGAAATGTGATCATGGATATTTTAAATCAGGGAAATTTAAAGCCCGGAAGGATTCAATTAGGAGTCAATAAAATTGTGAACTTCAGCGCCAATACGGAGTTAGGTGATTGTATTCGCCGTTTTTGTAATTTAACAAAATCTCAATATTGGTTTCAAGATGGTCAAATTCATTTTGATTCTCTTGATCCTTCTAAAAAAAACAGCGTCATTTTTTTAGATCATTCTTCTGGATTGATCGGAGTTCCAGAAAAGGGTCAGGATACTTGGAAGGTGACTAGTCTCTTCCGTCACAAGTTTAAGAAGAATATGATCGTGTCCGTAAAAGGAGGAGGGCTCGATTCGGAATGTAGAATTGTTAGCGGTAAGCATAAATTCTCTACTTTGAGTACGGATTGTTTTTCGGAATTAGAGGTGAAACCTATATGACTTTAGATAAAGCGATTTTAGCCGCCATTCAAAACAACGTATCTAAGATACAAATTGGTCTTCCTGGAATTATAGAATCTTTTCAGCCTCAAGATATGACGGCTAACGTTCGTATTCCTCTAAAAAAGGAAGACGATTCTGGACAAGAAAGGTCTTTTCCTGTTTTGTCTGGCATTCGAGTCGGCACATACTGGGCCGGAGATTTTTATATCAAACCTGATTATAAACGAGGAGACAAGGTTTGGATTTCGTTTTCTACACACGATATATCGGACGCAATTAGAGGAATCGAATCTGTTGCTTCGGATTCTCTTTTCGATCTTCAAAGCGCTTGTGTAATCAGTGGTTATAAAGGGAAAGCCGATATTCCGGCTACCACTTCTAATTTGTCCGGACTTGTAATCGGTCATAAAGAAGGTAAGTCTTTGATCCAACTAGATGGAGATCGAATTAAAATTCAGGGTGGTATTGCCGACTTGACCGAATCAGCTGTGTTAGGCGAAACCCTGGTGAAGTTTATTAAGTCTTTGATCGACGTATTTTTGAACAACTCGGCTACGTTTACTACTAATGCGGTTCCTGGTTCGCCTGCGGGACTTGCGGCTTCGGTAGTTTCTCAGCTTAACGTTCGTAAATCAGAAGTGGAGCAGTTGCTTTCCGGAAAGGTGAAATTAGGATGAAGGGAATTAAGATAGAGAACAAAGACGCGGTAATCGTCGGGGGACGGTCCGTGATTATTCAAGATTTAGAATATTATTCCCAAAGAATTCGGCATTCGATTCGTTTGTCTCTGGGAGAGTCCGTCTACGAGCCGTTAAGCGGAGTGGACTGGGAAGCCATATTTTCCACAAAAGTTTCTAGAGATCGTATCTTGACTGAAATTAAAAAGACGATTCAAAAAGATCCTGAAACCGTTTCGATCGAAAAAATTGAATTGGTAGAGAGAGAAAGTTCGAGCCGTGGAATATATATTCAATTTTCTGCAATTACAAAGTATGGAATCGTTACGGGAGAATTATGATGTCAGGAGTCAGTGAACAAGGTTTTGTCCGAAAAAGTAGAGAAGAAATTTTATCAGAATTGGAGGAAGGTTATAAAACTCGCTTGGGTGGGGATATAGATCTTTCTATCGTCAGTGAAGACGGAATTCGTATGAGGATTCTAGCAGATGAACTAGATAAGATTCATCAGCTCGCGGAAAAAATATTTTATTCTAATTTTGCACATACCGCTTCCGGTGTTTCTTTAGATCGAGTTTTGAATCCTCTCGGTTCTGAACGTCAACCGGCTAAACGTTCCATAGTCGTTCTTAGATTTTCAGGGGTGGACGATGCAGTGGTTCCGGCCGGAATCATTTGTCAAACTGGCAACGGGTTACTTTTTATTACCATCGAATCTGGAGTTTTATCTGGCGGACACGTTGACGTGAACGCACAAGCATTAGAAATTTCTTATGGAGTAAATGGAAATGTAAATGCCAATTCGATCACTACGATTAATACAGCGATTAGCGGAATCGATTCAGTTACTAATCCAGAGCCGTCCAGAGGTGGGCGTGCGATAGAAACGGATTCTGAGTATTTGAATCGTTTTATTCAAGAAGGAGTAAACGGAGGTTCTTCCGCTGCAAACGTTCAAGGTGTGTTGAACAACATTCCCTCTGTACTCAATGCAATCGTGTATGAGAATAATACCGATTTTACGGATGTGGACGGAAGACCACCACATTCTATGGAAGCTGTAATAGAAGGAGGTTCTTCTGAAGAAATTGGAGAAGTTTTTTTAAGAAACTGGCCGGGAGGAATCGAATCTTACGGTTTGGAATTTACTACGGTTTTTGACAATAAAGGTGTTCCTAGAACGTACTATTTCAATAGACCAACAGACGTTCTTGTTTATGTAAAAATTGATGTTGTAAGAGATTTAAATCTTTGGATGCAGGGTTCTGAATCAGTTATAAAAACGAATTGTATCAAAGTGATAGGAGGAGTGGACACGATTGCTTCTACTTCCACTTACTATAAAGGAGAAGGAACTGGTGCGGATGTGTTTGCATGGAAATTGATCGCAGCCCAAAGTGCACTTCAGGAATTCGATTCTGTAAAGGTATTAGGAATTAAATCCATGACCGTAAAGGTAGGTCAAACTTCTCCGGCTATACAAGACGTACTGCCGATCAATAGCAGACAACGTGCTAAGTTGATCACTGCTAATATTCAGGTAAATTTTATATGACCCACCTAAACGAAGTATTAGAAAAATATCCTTCTTCGATCTTTACAAGAGATCCAGATTCAACGATTGCGAAAAAGTGGGAAGTTGAACTTGAATTGTTAAACGAAGTCCGTTCCGTATTGGAATCGATTTCCGGAATTACGGATTATAGGATTCAAAATGGAACCGTTTTAGATTTGATCGGTAAGAATTTAAAACAGTCCCGGAACGGAATGGACGATTTTCGTTATAAGATCTTTCTTTCGATCGCACGTCAAAAACGTAAATCGAAAGGTGATATTTTTTCGATGAACGAAATCGGATCTCAGATACTTGCTGGAATAGGAACGTTATACGAAATCAAAGAGCTTTGTTACGGAGGTATTCCGATGCTCTTGGATGCTACATATACTCTCAACGGGGAATATCCACTTTCTGGAAATACAAAAAGACCCGCTACAATTGAAGTAATTTTTACCGGTTTGGTTGATGAGCTTCCTGTAGTTCCGGAATTTAACCAAGCGATTGCACAAATTTGTCCCGGAGGTGTAAAGGCGATCATTCGATACCGTTTCGAAATATCTACGTTAGGTGGAAGATTGTATGGAGAGTCCATTCGTGCCCCATATTTAGATGGGAGTTGGTCCTTAAACGGGTTCACTCTTTTGTCTGGAGAAAAGGTTAAGATTCGACCTTATGAGATTGCTTTTGGAATTGGAGGATTATCTGAAGGGTTTCCGAGAACTCCCGGTATCGGAGATACTGGTTTGCAAAACGAGGTTTTTCGTAAGTTAGTCGAAATTAAATCTGATCCGGATGGCAATCGTTATTTTCAAACGACTGTCAAACAAGGAGAGATGATGGGTTATGGAATTAATGAGATAGGACTTTTTGACGAGGATGGGGAACTACTATATCTTAGGACTTTTCCTTCTAAAGAGAAGGATCATATTATAATTTACGATTTTGTAATTAAGGAGGAATTTCAGTGATTCAAATACTTGCAAGAGAAACTAACGTAGAATTTGCCGGAACTGGAAAATTTAGAATTGAATTACTTCCGGTTGCACTGTTTAAAACACATGAAAGTCTTTTAGAATACTGCCATCGAAAGGGATATAAAAAAAACGGGTCTGGACTGGATGCCGAGTTTACGAGAGAAGAGGATTTAAAACCGGTTCGTGATCGTTTAAAAAGATACGTAGACCAGCCTTTCAAAGTATATGAGAAGTTTATTATATTAGAACAAGAGTTAAAGGAGTGATTATGGCGGTATTTAATCCAGTAAAAACAAGAACTTGGAGCAAAAATACTCCTGCGGATGGGGATCTAATCGACGACGAATTTGATCGCCAATATGAAAATTTTCAATATTTAAAAGATCGGATCGACTCGACTGACATAAATTTGGCAAATTTCTTGATTCCGATCGGAAGTATTATCGAAGACGGTCTGAACCTGGCTCCTTCTATTAACTTTAAGGACGCGAACGCTCAGGCAATTTCGAGAAACACATTTGTTACTTTATGGAATTCGGTACATCGAGTAATTACCGGAATCGTTCCCACAACGGATCGGATCAGTTGTACAAATCATGGATGTATAGAGGGTCAATTGGTAAAGTTTTCTTTTACAGGGGGAGGAGTTAGTGCATTAGTTAATTATTATGTACGCAACCCGACTACAAATGACTTTCAAATTTCTTCTACCGCCACTGGTTCTATTTTAGATCTAACCTCTTCTCAAACGGGAGAGATGATTATAAATGTGGAATATGGCTTTGGAGACGGTTCAACAACGTATAATGTTCCGGATCGACGTGGTATATTTGCACGAGGTGCAGGAGTTCACGGGTCGCGATCAAAAGCCGCTGGTGGGAATTATGATGGAGGTGCAGTTGGATATGCGGGACAGGATCAGGGACAAGCACACATACATCAGCAATATGCTGGTGATTACGGGGCGGGGAATACAGGGAACGGCGGACGATATGCGGACACACACGGGTCGAACATTGTCAGCGATTTGTATACACTTCTCCCTACTGGATCCGGGGCGGGGGTCCCTCGAACCGGCAACGAAACCACTCCTGCATTCATCGCGGTAAAATACAAAGTGAGGGTTCTATGAAAATTAAATTCATAAATTATAATTTAAAAATATTCTTATTTAGGATTATGAAACTAAAACAAAAATCTATCAAATATTTAAGAAAACCTAGGTTTTTGTACAGTAAAATCCAAATTGTGTCAGTGTTATATTTGGGAGTTTATGATGGCTCTATTTAATCCAGCAAAAACTAGAATTTGGAGTAAGAATACTCCGGCAGATGGAGATCTAATCGATGAAGAAGTAGATAGGCAATACGAAAACGATCAGTATTTAAAAGATCGTATCGATCTGGCAGAAAGTAATTTTCTGGCGACTCAAATTCCTTTGGGGGGAATCATTGAAGACAATCTGAACATAACTTCTACTTCTAACTTTAAGGAAGCAAACGGACAATCTATTTCTAGAATCAGTTTTTCGGTTCTTTGGAATTTAGTTAAAAGATCCATTACCGGAATCGTTCCCGCAACGGATCGGATCAGTTGTATAAATCACGGATGTATAGAGGGTCAATTGGTAAAGTTTTCTTTTACAGGGGGAGGAGTTAGTGCATTAGTTAATTATTATGTACGAAATCCGACTACAAATGACTTTCAAATTTCTTCTATCGCCACTGGTTCTATTTTAGATCTAACCTCTTCTCAAACGGGAGAGATGATTATAAATGTAGAATATGGTTTTGGAGATGGGTCTACTACATTCAATGTTCCTGATAGGCGCGGTATTTTTGCGAGAGGCGCTGGAGTTCATGGTGCGAGGGGAAAAGCAGCTGGTGGAAATTACGACGGAGGTGCGGTTGGATATGCGGGAAATGATATGATGTTTGATCATCGTCATAATTTTACGTATAACAACCCTTTTGGTATTATTGGAGGAGTTGGGTCGTATTGGTTATCTGGCGGTGGTACAAATGCAGGTAACACAAATTTGGTTATATTAGAGCCAATAACAGATGGTGTGAACGGGACACCACGTCGCGGAAACGAAACCACTCCCGCATTCATCGCAGTAAAATACAAAGTAAGGGTAGCATAATGAATTACATATTAGAAAAATTAAATAAACAAGTAATTTGGATCAACACAGACCCAAATCGATTAGTTGGAGAAAAAGCCTGGGGAGACTTTAAACCTAATCAACACGAAATCGTATATTCTCTTCACTACAATCCAGAAATTGGAGAAACGTTTGTTGCGGAAATTAAAGAAGGAGTAGCGCAAGATTTTATTCCCCAAAAAGTATATAATAAAATTTCGGGAGAGGAGAGAATCCTACAGAGCTGGGAAGATAAAATAGATTCGGAAATAGAAACGGAGATAGAACCTTTCAAGGACTCTGCCGAAAATTTAGTAGAGTATCAAAAATATACGGATTTCGGTTGGATGATCGATCAAGAACGCAAAAAAGAATCTTTGTTAGAGAAAAATAGCCAGACCTTTTATTCCAAACTTGACTCTTATAGAAGTAAGGTTGTTTATCGTAATACACTTTGGGATTCCGGTAAAACTTATTTAGAGAATATTCAAAAAACATTAACTCTTTATAACAAACAACGGATTATCTCCATCCCGGAATGGAGAGATGCAAATGACCAATTTCATTCTTTGAGTGTAGAAGAATTATCGGAATTATTGGATTTAATCGAGTTAGATCTTTTTAACGCAGGCAGAATTTTATATACTAAAAAATGGGAAATGGAAGAAAAAATTCGACATTTAGCTCCACAAGAATTTTTGGATTTGTCTATAGAATGGAACTTGAGTTGAGAATTATATAGAAACTTATATTTGTTGTAAGGGATGGTATTTCGGATTAAACGAGAATCTTTTTCCGATTTGTGTCTTGTGAATGGCTCTTTGAACTTGATAGATTGGATCATTCCAGTAAAGATATATTTTTATTTAGCTTTGATCAAAGAAGAATTTTGATACTTTCGAGTTCTAAGAGTTGTTTTAGATTATTAATAAATTATGATGTTTTAAAGATGCGGAGATTCAATCATATCTATTCTAAGTTAAGAATTCATACAAATAATTCAAAACTACTTAAAACTAGTCCAAAAAACTCAAAAAAATTTACGCGATCATTCTTTAGAAATTTTTAATAAAATGCAATAGTTTCTACCAATTGGGTCGCATTGTAATTTGCTAACTTTCGGGTAGTTCTAATGTCGTTGATTTTCATAATAGTTTCCACATTTTGTTGAACTCAAATCTGGGTCATTCGAGAAACTCAGCAAATATTTCCTTAAACTCAATGCATCGCTTCTATGGTCGCTCTGTAGGGCGGTGTTTAGGATTTAGGAAAAGCCCTAAATACAATAAAATTTAGTAAATTATATAATTTTAATGTTTTATAAAAAAATAAATATGTTTTTTAAGAGATGAAATCATTATAAACATGACCTAAGTGACGTTAGTATATTTTTTATCTTCACTTTAGAAATACGTATTTTTCTTTATGATAAAAATTTAAAAGGATTAAAAACATTTTTTGTTTTTATTTTTGAAGTAAAAATAAATTAAAAATAAACTTCAGATTAAATTAATTTTTATTATTTACATTATATAATAATTTCAGAAAATTTTTAACCTTAAAAAGGAAAAAATGAATAGATGAAGGATTATATAATACGAGGAGGAGAACAGGAACTTCCCCCTCCTTATCAGATGAAACAAGTAGAATTTTATTCTTTTTGTATACAAGGAAATTGGAATGCAATTCAGTCGATTGTGGATCGGGAGCTAAATGTCCCTGCAAGTGAAAGGGCACACTATCATGTGTTTAGCGACTATTTGTTTCTAGTATTTGCAAGGCAACAATACCTTGTTCCAGGTAATGATTGTGGTTGGGTGGAGGAAACAGACGTAGGTTTTTGGATACCTCTTTTTGAAAAAGAGGCTCATGGAATCCGTTTTTATCAACCGTATCTCTTTGTGGACATTTCCACTGCTATGGCAACTGGAAGAGAAATTTATGGTTTTCATAAAATTCAAGGTCAATTCCAAATTCCTTCTCTTCGGGTTCCTCCGGAATACTTTTCTGTGGATGCGATTACTCCTCGCGGTAAAGATCGTCAGGCTATTTCTCAAAGGATGCTTACTCTTAGTTGTCCTCCTGGAGAATCTAGAACAAAAAAATCGTACGATGAATTTTCTAAACTTGGAAATTATCTAGCTGAAACCCTTTTTGATAATCCTTCTAAAATCAAAATCCCTGACTCTAATATTACGATTGATCTCTGGGATAATTTATTTCATTCAGAAATTGTAATGGTTTTTTTAAAACAATTTAGGGATGCAGCCGATCCTACATTGGCCTGTTATCAAGCGGTTGTAGAAGCGAGTAGTAACGTTACTTGTTTTCGTAAAGGTGGATATTTAGAAGGAAATTACATTTTGGATGTATTAAGTAACCCATACTTTCCTTTTGTTTCAGATTTCGGTTTAAAAAGCACTTCTATACCGATTCATTTTGGAATTTGGTGCGATTTTGATTTCGATTTTTCTCCAGGAAGAATTATTCATCAAAGAGTTTAG